CAACAAGAGGAGGCTGTTAATGAAAATGAAACAGTCCAAGAAAAAGAAACTACTACGGAAACTGCTGAAAATCAGACCGTAGAGCAAAGTGAACAAGAGAGCATAGCTCAGGAGTTCACAGAAAAAGACGTTCTTTCATATATTAAGGATAGATACAACAGGGAGATTAATTCTGTAGAAGACTTGTTTGAAGCAAGGGCTGAAGCAGAGGAGCTTCCTGAGGATGTGTCAGCTTTCTTAAAGTACAAGAAAGAAACTGGTAGAGGTATACAGGATTTCATGAGTCTTAATAAGGATTATGATTCCATGAACCCCGACCAGATTTTGGCTGACTACTATTCTGCTACAGAAGATGACCTTGACAAAGAAGACATCGACTATTTGCTAAACGAAAAGTTTGCATATGACGAAGATGTTGACGAGGAAAAGGACATTAAGCAGAGACAGATAGCCAAAAAAAGAGAGCTTGCTAAAGCTAAGAAGTACTTCAATGAATTGAAGGAAACGTATAAGGTCCCCCTTGAGTCAAGTGGAGGCCTTGTTTCTGAAGGTGAAAAGGAGGATTACGAAGCTTACAAGAAATATATCCAGGAGTCCAAGAGTATCGAAGAGGAAACTCTTAAGCGCTCTGAGTATTTCCAGAAGAAAACAGATGAGGTGTTCAATGATTTCAAAGGTTTTGATTTCAAGATTGGAGACCAAGATTTAGTTTACTTGCCCGGTGATACCAAAGAGATTAAGAATACTCAGTTAGATATTAATAACTTTATTTCTAAGTATTTAGATGATAATGGTATGATATCGGATGCTGCTGGATACCACAAATCTATTGCTGTTGCAATGAACCCTGATAAGTTCGCTAGATATTTCTACGAGCAGGGCCAGGCTAACGCTATTGACGATGTTACTAAAAAAGCAAAAAACATTGACATGGGAGTTAGACAAGCCCCTCAAGATATGAACAAATCAGGATTTAGTGTTAGAGCTTTGGATAATAGTAGTGGTAGAGGACTCAAAATAAAGAGTAATAAAAATAACTAACAAACGCTAAAAAAATAAAAAATGGCTTTTACTATTACGCCGACAAGTACGGCACTACAACCATCAGCTGAGAGAGTTGCTTTAAGCACTAACTATCTTGGTAATGATGACTTTACATTCGCGCAACAATACCTTCCTGATTTGATGGAAAAAGAATTTGAGCGCTACGGAAACCGCTCTGTATCTTCATTCCTTCGAATGGTAGGTGCTGAGATGCCTTCTAACTCTGACCTTATCAAATGGGCTGAGCAAGGACGCTTACACATTAAATACAACAACTGTTCTTCTGATGGCGCTGCTACAGATACTACAGCTACTATTACTGTTGCGGATGCTGGAGCTCCTGCTGCTGGAAAACTTCCTTTGAAAGTTGGACAGACAGTTATGATTTCAGATAACGACACAGTAACTAATGCTGGCTCTAACAAAGGTATCATTACTGCTGTTAGTACAACTGCTAATACTTTTGATGTAGCTTATTATGAGGCTGCTGGTCAAACATTTGCTGCTACTGATACTCTTACTGTATTTGTTTACGGTTCTGAGTACAACAAGGGAACTGATGCATCTGACTTAATTTCAGTTGACGCTGAGGACAATATCTACGAGAACAAGCCTATTATCTTAAAAGAGAAGTATGCTGTTTCTGGTTCTGATATGGCTCAAATCGGCTGGATTGAAGTAACTACTGAAAACGGTGCAACCGGATTCTTGTGGTATATTAAGTCTGAGCATGAAACTCGTCTACGTTTTGAGGACTACCTTGAGACTGCAATGATTGAGGCTGTTCCTGCTGAGGCTGCTTCTGGTGCTGCTGATTACTTACAGAATACTACTGCTGGCGCTGGTGCTGCTGACCTTAGTGGTTCTAAAGGTATGTTCCACCAAATTGAAACCGAAGGAAACGTTGCCGACGGAGGTACTTTAGATACTCTTGGCAATGTTGACCAGGTTATCAAGCGTCTTGATAAAGAGGGTGCTATCGAAGAGAATGTTCTTTTTGTTGACCGTCAGTTGAGCTTTGACATTGATGACATGTTAGCTGCTCAATCAAGCAATGCTGCTGGTGGTGTGTCTTACGGATTGTTCGATAACGATACCGACATGGCATTAAACCTTGGATTTACAGGATTCCGTAGAGGATATGACTTCTACAAGTCTGACTGGAAATACTTGAACGATGCTACTATGCGTGGTGGAGTTGTAGGTGGAGCTGTAAACGGAGTACTTGTACCAGCTGGTTCAACTACAGTTTACGACCAGGTGCTTGGCAAAAACGCTAAGCGTCCGTTCCTACACGTTCGTTACCGTGCTTCTGAGACTGAAGACCGTAAGTACAAAACATGGATTACAGGCTCTGCTGGAGGCGCTGCTACAAGCGACCTTGATGCAATGCAAGTTAACTACTTGTCTGAGCGTGCAATTTGTGTACTTGGTGCTAACAACTTCTTCTTATTCGAAGACTAATAATTCTATGGGGGAGGGAGTTTCTCTCCCCCTTTTTTTTAACTTTAATTAAAATTATATTCAAATGGCAAAGAAACAAGCCGTCCTTACGGACAAAGTTTACAGATTAAAAAGAAAAATTACTCCGCTGAGTTATATGGTTCAAGCAAGAAGCTCAAGGAGAAAACCACTTCTTCATTTTGACGGGCAAATTAACAGAGAACTTAGGTATGCCCGAAACCAAAAATCACCATTCCTAGATGAGCAAGACGGTAACGCCGTTCTTGAGCCTATTATTTTTGAAGACGGGCTTTTGTATGTTCCAAAAACAAACCCTGTGCTTCAGGAGTTTTTATCATACCACCCTGGCTTTGGAAGTTTGTTTGTTGAGATTGATAATGAAAAAGATGCTGCTGAACAAGTAGAGACTTTAGACTATCAACTTGAAGCTCAACTACAAGCTCGTGATTTAACTTTGGAGATGTTAGAAACTTTAACTCGTGTGTTATTAGGTCAGAATATTGACAAGATGACAAGCGCTGAAATGAAACGAGATGTTCGTGTATTCGCTAAGAATAATCCTGTTGAGTTTCTTGAAGCTTTAAACGACCCAATGCTTAAACTTCACAACTTGACTCATAAATTGTTTGATGAAAAAGTTGTAACGCTTAAAAATAACAAGCGTGATATTTACTACAATCTTAAGTCTAACAAGAAAAAGATTATGACTGTTCCTTTTGGAGAAGACCCAGCCTACATGTTGGCATCATACTTTCAAACAGATGAAGGTATTGAGGTAATGAAAATCCTTAAGAGTAAAGTCGAAGATATTGACGAGTAATACTCGTTATGCTTTCTGTTTGTGTAAGGGCCTCTATTTTTAGGGGCCTTTCTTTTTTTGCTTATCTTTGTATAAATTTTCACGATGATAGATTCTGTAAGAACTACAGTGTTGGCTATAGCTAACAAGAACAACTTCGGATACATATCTCCAAACGATTTCAATCTGTATGCAAAACAGGCGCAGCTTGATTTGTTTGAGGATTATTTTTATGAGTATAACGCACAGATTAGAAAAGAAAACTTAAGGCAATCAGGCACAGGGTATGCTGATATCACTAAGGGCCTTGAGGAGGTTATAGATTCTTTTTCTACAGTAGACACATTGACTCAATCTGTAACCAACACATACAACCTTCCTGACGATTATTATTTAATGAACAGGATTATGTACGGAACTGCTGAGGTTGAAAGAGTTAGTCAGGCTAAGATTATTATGCTTGCAAACTCTATGCTTACAGCTCCAAGCACAACATACCCAGCTTACGTTTTAAGCGGAAATGTTATCACTGTATATCCAGATACTATCATAGGGGCTACTGACGTTAGCGCTCAGTACATTAGATACCCTGAAGACCCAAAATGGACTTATGTAAATATAACAGACGGAGAGCCCGTGTTCGATGGAACGGCTGTTGATTACCAGGACTTTGAATTACCTAAGTCTGATGAGCCCTCTATTGTAATGAAGATATTACAGTATGCAGGGGTATCAATTAGAGAAGGAGACCTTGTTAGCTTTGGAGGCAATGAGGAATTAAAAGAACAACAACAAGAACAATAAGATGGCTTATATATCTAATTTTAAATATTACGAAAATGACGGCTTAGGTCAAGGTGATGAGAACTGGGGTTCGTACCAATACATTACTCTTGCTGACGTTGTTAATAATTTTATGCTTATGTATGTTGGAAACCATGAGCTAATCAACAATATAGATAGATATAAGGTTTTGTTTCACGCAAAGAGAGGTATACAGGAGCTTAACTATGACGCTATGCGTGAGGTTAAAGTTCTTCAGCAATCTCTTGATGACCGAATCAGGCTTGTTCTTCCAAGCGACTATGTGAACTATGTTAGAATATCAATGTATGAAGATGGTGAGCTTAGGCCTCTTGTTGAAAATGTTCAGATAAACTACTCAAGAAGTTATTTGCAGGACCATGAAGCTAAAATATTATTTGATAAAGACGGCGGCATACTTGAAGGAACTTCAGAGGTAGATTACAAAAGAATCAAAGGCCTGGATAAGAGCATGTACCTAGGAGAAGGATTGATGAACGGTTGCGAGGGATATTGTGACAATGGTTATTGGTACTTTGAAAGAGCAATAGGAGCTCGCTATGGCCTTAACACGGAGACAGCTAATATCAACCCTACATTTAGAATAGATAAGCGCACAGGCGTTATTAATTTTAGTTCCGAGATGTCAGGTAAAGAAGTTGTTATAGAGTATATATCCGATGGATTAGAAATGGGAAATGATTCTGAGGTGGTTGTAAATAAATTGGCTGAAGAATTTATATACGCATACATAAAATACATGATACTCAGCACTAAGCTTGGGGTTCAGGAATATATTGTTAGAAGAGCTCAGAAAGAAAAGACGGCTATGTATAGAAATGCAAAGCTAAGGATGAGTAACATTCATCCAAGTAGATTACTTATGAGTCTTAGGGGTCAAAATAAGTGGATAAAGTAGCATGATTACAAAAACTACATTTTTAAAAGGCATCATGAACAAGTCCGTTGATGAGCGCTTGTTGCCTCTGGGCGAATACATTGATGCTCTTAACGTTAGGGCTGGGTCTACTGAAGACACTGAGATAGGGGCTATTGAAAATACTAAGGGTAACGAGCTTTTAGTTTCTCTTGAATATGACGGCGAGCCTCTTTTAAATGCAAAGTGTATAGGGGCATATGAAGACGGAGCTAGAGAAACTATCTATTGGTTTGTCACAAGCTCTAGTGTAGATATGATAGTATCATATAATACTAATACACAGACTGTAATAGAGCATGTGGTTAGTGTATCTGTTTTAAACTTTAGCGAGGAACACCTTATCAACTCTATTGATATGGTTGAAGACCTTTTGTTTTTTACAGACAACTATAATCCACCAAGAAAAATAAACATAAATCCAGGATTGACAGTTGATGAGGGAAGCAGATATCCTACGCCAGACCCCTCAACTGGTCTTGATAGACTTGAGGAAGATGATATATCTGTAATTGTAAAACCACCATTATCTCCTCCAACAACTTTAACATCAAGAATATCTCAAAGGGGGAATTATTTAGAGGACAAGTTCATAACATTTGCATACAGATGGAGATATTTAGATGGCGAGTATAGCGCACTTTCTCCCTTTAGTGATGCTGCTTTTTTGCCAAACTCATTTGGTATTAGCGTTGTTGATTATGTAAATATTGGGATGACAAACTCCAATAATGTAGCAAATGTAGGTTTTAATGGTGGGAATAAAAGAGTAAAAGAGATTCAGCTATGCTTTAAAAGAAGCGATTCAAACAATGTATATGTTATAGATAACTTTAAAAAGGAAGACCTTGGTATATCTAACGGCGCTTCATATACAACTTTATTTGACAACAGTAAAATATATACGCTGCTACCTACAGAAGAACTTTTTAGGTTGTACGATAACGTTCCAAGGTTTGCTCAAGCACAAACAATTATGGGCAACAGGCTTATGTATGGAAACTATGTTGACGGATACAACATGGAGATTACAGAGGGCGGTCAAGGTCTTAGTATTGATTATAAGGTAGAGCGTGAGTCAAATGAAGTTTTTGATTATGAAATTGAAGACGAAACATTCAATGCTGCATACAATATAGACCCCGCCAATCCTTTATATTTTCCACAAGATTCTGGGGTTAGATTTGATTTTACTAATTATTTTGATGTTGACGAAAGGCAGTTTTTAAAGGGCTCTATTGTAAATATATCAATGAGGATTGCTCATGATAGCTATACAACAACAGGAACAGCTCCAACTGATTTTCAAGCTCCATTTGAAATAAGCGTTTCTTTTGAACTATCAAGAGATTATGACGGAATAGGTGATTTAATTTATTCTGAAGACATGGCGCAAGCAATAGGCACAGATACAAACATAAGGCCTATAGCTGATGCAGAAGATGGAAGCACGCTTACTGACCAGTTTAATTCATCGTTATCCACAAGCGCATTACCATCAGGCTACTCTTTAGAAGGCACTGGTGTTGATGCCATTGGAGAAGCCTTTTCCTCTAGTATGTTTGGAACTAACACACAGAGTATAGTTGTAAATGCAGCCAAATATATAAACAGTGGTACAGGGCATCCTGATATATATGAATATTTTAAAATGGCATTTGTTAATATGTCCATTAGGAACTCCGGGGGCTTTCAAACACTACACAGTAACAGGAATTACGCCGTAGGTATTGTTTATAATGACGAATACGGAAGACAAAGCACGGTGTTTACTGACGAAAACAATAGCGTGTTTGTTGATTCAGAATACATGACTCAGCAAAATAAAATTAAAGCTACCATAAACAGTCCTGCTCCGTACTGGGCAACAAACTACAGGATGGCTATTAAGCCTACATATGGCGGATACGACACCATTTACTCTGCAATTGCTTTTGAGAGAAACGGTTATGTTTACATGGAATTAAGCGGAGAGAATTCAAGAAAAGTAGAAGAAGGTGACATTCTTATAGTTAAGATTGACTCTGCTGGAGCTACAAGAAAGCTTGTAGAGACCACTGTTCTTGAAGTAAAGGCTCAAGAGGAAAACTTTTTAATTCCTAATGATACTGGTTCAGATGTATTACAACCCGCTGGTATTTACATGAAGCTTAGAAATACTAATTTCTCTGTAGACACAGACACTGAAAGTGTTAATTTTGTTTCAAATGACTGGAGTCAAGTTTCAGGCTCAAGCTCACGCTCTATAAACGCAGACCTTGGATATCGTGGTGGTAGTTACGGAAACATATCAGAAGAAACACCAGGGGGGGCTACTGAATATACGCCCGTTGCTCTTCCTATAGGCAGTCAGGTAAATGTAAAAATAACAATGGGATGGGTGGCAGGAGGATGCCAGGCCATACTTGATAAAACATACATAGCCGAAAGAGATTGGGATGATTTTTACGACATGTATGTTGGTCAGAATTTAGACTTTGCACAAGATATAGAGTATGTGAATGAAGCTAGTGAGTACGGATGTTTTCCTCTTACTGTTATTTCCAACACACTACATCTTTTTGATTCAACAACAATTGGCGGATGCTGTAAGCCCTTTAAGGTAGATGCAGATATTCCTAATACTGATATATGCGCTAATTACATTGACTTTATAAAAGATACGGCAACGGGAAATCTTTACCTAAGAGCTTTTAGCGGAGATGCAAGATGTATAACTGGTGGATATGGGGCTGCTACCATCCTCGGCGCAAGCGCTTATGTTACAATAATAAGGTCAGCTGGCTTGTATGTTTTTGAAAGAAAACCATTAGCTATAGACAATGACATATACTATCTTTCAAATGAAGTTTTATCTATAGATAGCAACGGAAATCATAGCGGTACTACGCAAAGCCAAACGGCTTCTCAGCCGGCAATATCAACTCTAGGATTTTTTGATTCATATTGTTTTGGAAACGGAGTTGAAAGTTTTAAAATAGAGGATAGGCTTACTGGAGACCCAGTGCTTATTGGACAGCAAACATCGGCTGTGTCTGAACAAGACTACAAGGAGGCTCATCGTTTTGCATCAATTACATATTCAGGTGTATTTAATGCAGAAACAAACCTCAATAAGTTAAACCAATTTAACTTGGCGCTGGCTAATTATAAAGACCTTGAGCAATCTTTCGGGCAAATAGGAATACTACATGCAAGGGAGACAGACCTTTTGACTCTTCAAGAAGACAAAGTGTCTTATGTGTTGCAGGGTAAAAACTTATTATCAGATTCAGTTGGTGGCGGAAGCATCGCATCTGTTCCTGAAGTTCTTGGAACTCAGATAGCTAGACCAGACGAAAACGGTATATCACTTGACCCATCAAGCTTCGCTCATTACGACAACAATGTATTTTTCACTGACGCAAAAAGAGGTGAGGTACTTATGTTGAAAGGCGGAAGCTATAAGAATGACCAACTTGCAAAAATATCAGAACTAGGTATGCGTTCATACTTTAGGGATTCTTTTATATCTGGATTTCACACGCTTAAGCTTGGAGCTTACGACCCCTACATGGACGAGTATGTTTTGAGTTTTAATGAAGGCGCTCCTGCCCCAGGTGGTGAGATTATTTATGATGTGGCATGTGATTCAGAGCTTTCAAGAACAGGCCTTATTACAAGCGATGTGTACGAGGTTACGTTTGAGCCTGTTATAGGAACAGTTGATATTGATTATTCAATAGACACAGGACAACAAGCTGTTATGACTGTTGAGTGGGACGGTTCTACTGTTATTAATTCAATAGTAAGCGGAACAGGCTCTGAGTCATTTACCAAAACAAAAACATACCCTAATACAGCAACTGTAAGAATGTCCTGCGAGGGAGGTTCTGTTGAGGATTGTAACACCGGTATGGATGTTGTATTCCTGATTGATTATACAGGAAGTATGGGCAGTCAAATAAGCACCGTAAAAGACCAAATATCTACCATAGTAGATACTATTGTAACTGAGTCTGAGAATAATTACAGATTAGGTCTTGTTATTTTTGATGAAACTGATTCTTCATCGTTTAAATATGAAACTAATCCAGCTTACACATCGCTACCAGAAAGTCAGAGGTATATTCAGGAAACAAATCCTCCGTTAAAACAGGGTATCACAGCTCTTGAGGTGATGTCAACAAACAATGGAGATTCATTCAAGAGAAAAGTAAATGAGATGAACTCTGGACCTTTTACCACTGCTCCTTTATTTGGTCAGGCTACAGATACAGCTGCAAACAAATTAATTGATTCTTCTGCAACGTTCCAGTCAAATAACATTACTACGGGAGACGTAATATACAATACAACTGATGCTACATCGGCCACTGTTGTATCTGTAGATAGCGAAACAGAGCTTACTCTTGATGCTGATATATTTGTATTTGGAGAAAATTGGAGCTATGGGCTTCAGCTTGGTAGCGGCGTTGGTGGCCCTGAGCCTTCTGATATAGGATTTAGTAGAATTGTTGAGCATGATATAGCCGGTATATTTAGAAATAATGTAAATAAAATGGTTATTATTTATACAGACAACCTGCCTGGTGGTGACTCCGATACATACGAAGAAGCCGATGCTGATGAAATGAGAAGAATAGCCTCTATATCTAACCTTAACGGAATAGCTGTTAGTGTAATAGGAAGTGTTAGTGGAGATACATTTAATGCTTATCAAGACACTGTAGATATAACAGGTGGTGTAAGAACAAATAACTTTGACTCTACCGCAATACAACAAGCGATAGAAGATATATGCGAGGAATAATATGGGATGTGCTAATTATACAATAACGTTCAACTGTGTGGAAGCCGAGACTATAAATGTGGTTTACATTGTGCTTAACGCACCTCAATATGGTAGCGGCTCTGTAAAAACAGCAACTATAAGACAGAACTGGAGTGATGGAACTACAGACAGTCCTAGTTTTCAAAGAGCAATTCTTATGGAACAGGATGGGATATCTGCTTTTGAAACAGTTAACGGACAGGAATCCTCTGGAGCTATTCCAGTTGAGGGGTCTACAGTCACACTTGACCTTTTGGAAGACGATAGCTTTGAGTTTGATACGGGGAAACATTCCTTTAAATATCTTGTCTCTAACACAGAATACACAGAGGCTAACATAAATACACTTATACCTCTTTTAAATACCACGGCTACAATAACCAATCCGAGTGATGGTACTTACAGGTCTACGTTTACATATAACAATCCAAGTGATGAAGACTATCTTTATATAGTATGGGACTTAAGGTACTCAAACCAGCAGACACTTTACTTTGATGCAACCTCTGATTCAACGGCTTGTTGCTCAGGTGTTTCTGGAACATACTACTTGAACGGAACATCATTTGGCTCAGCTACTATGATTTACACAGATGCTGATTTATTAATCGAAGCTGCAGATGGATACTATGCAAACAGTCAATCTGGTGGCTCGTATAAAGAAATTGAAACAGTTGGCTCTAATAAAACCTTAACTACAATTGCAACGTGTTTGTCTTGTGCTTCTAATAGTTATGAATTTGATATAGACCCGACTCAACTTGATAGGGCTAGTTCAGATGCTTGCGGTGATTCTGTATTTACATCATCTCTTTATAAGGACGACTCATTTACATTTTTACAAAGAGGAGATGTTCTTTATACGGATTCGGCGCTTACGACTTTATATAACGGAAACAACAAGTGGATAGCGATTAGAAAACCTGGATTTACAAGAGTCAAATTTGCTCAAGTTGATAGCTCAGGAAATGTATTATCTTTATACATCTGTTTAGGAACATAAGAAATGGCAAGCACAACTGTAACATTTAGCGAAGGAGCAAAAGGATGGCCATCATTCTACTCATATATACCTGATTACATGATAGGTATGAACAATTATTTTTATTCGTTTAGCGGAGGTAATCTGTATAGACATAACACCAATCAGACTAGGAATAATTTTTATGGTGTTCAGTACAACAGTACACTTAGAGGGGTGTTTAATGCTGAGCCTACAACTGTTAAGCTTTTTAAAACCATAGAGATAGAGGGTGACTCAGCTTGGGGGGTGTCAGCCACAACAAATTTATCCACAGGTTCTATAAACTCTACATACTTTGAGCCAAAAGAAGGGCGTTTCTACGCTTATATACGCTCCAACGATACCACGATTGACCCTCAGCTTAGAAATGTTAATGGTATAGGAAGTGTAACGACAGTAGATTCATCCACGCCAACTGCTACAACGCTAACATATCCAGATGGTTTTAAGTTTAGCAGCATGATTAGTGTTGGTGATTTGGCTTACAAGAATAACGCAGGCGCACTCGCTTTGCTTGGCGAAATAAAAGGTGTATCTAATAATATAATTACTATAGACACTACTATCACCGGGGGGAGCGCCCCTATTAATGGCGACTTTATATTGTCTGTTAAAAACAGCGTAGCTGAATCCTATGGGGTTAGAGGCTACTACATGGAATTTGAGCTTACAAATACACTCACAACCGCAACCGAGCTTTTCTCAGTAGGTTCAAGTGTTTTCAAGAGCTTTCCTTAATATTTATTATCTTTGCAAAAATAGTATACATATGTCAGTATCACTTATCACATCCTTTGTAGGAACTGCAGCAAATCTTTTCGGAGCAGCCAAACAAAGAAGGCTTGCAGAACAAGCTTCAAGACAAGCACAAATTGATGCTCAAAAAGCTTTTAAAGCAATTGAGAAGTCTAAGGTTTTAGACCTTGAGCTTCCGATGAGGCAGTACGAGATTCAACAGGAAAACATTGAGAGAGCAACAAGAGAAGCGGTTGAAGCTGCAAGAGAGGCAGGACCAAGAGGGGTAGCTGCTATTCCACGGATTCAGGCTGCTGCCGTTCAAGGGTACGAGGGGCTTACTGCTATGAAAGAAAAGGCTCTTATTGGTCTTGGTAATCTTGCTGAACAACAAAGGGTTAGAGGAGAGCTTGCTGAAGCTACGCTTAGAGAAAGAGCTGCAATTGGCGCTCAGACTGCAGCAGCAGAAGCAAGAGCTACAGCAGATGCTATGACTACATCAGGACTAACTTCCTTAGCAGGAACTTTAGGGGGCTTAACTAAATTTGACCCAGATGAGGAGCTTTATCCGGAGGGAGATGACGGGATGTTTGGAGCTGTTGGAGAGGGAGCTCAAGGATTTAATTTTATTCCAACAACAGCTCGTGGTTTAGCAAAAGCCCAAAGGGGGGCAAATAGAAAACCTTTCGGAGAAACAAAAGTTGGTGGATTTTTGGGAGGTATACCAGACTTTTTAGGTGGTCTATTTAATTAAAACATAATAAAAGATGCCAAGTTACTTAGGATATCAAAGAGACAATACTTTTGTAGATTACGCTACCATAGCCAAAGACTTAAGTGATACTCTTGCCGCAAACAAAAAGGAAAAACAAGAAAAAAGACAGGAGCTTGAAGATGCCACCAGAGAGACCGTAAACAAACTTGGTCAGTATCAGGAGGGTAGAAGTCAGACGGCTAATAATATCTTTTATGACTTTGCTGACAATTCAAAGAAATCTTTATTTGAATTAAACAGACAGCTAAAGTCTGGACAGCTTACATACAACGATTACAAGAAAGCATATCAAAACTTACAAGACGGAACTGCTGAGATAAAAACAAACTTAGAGTCCTGGAACACGAAGTTTGAGGAGTTACAGGAGAGACAAAAATCAAAAGACGGTAAACTACCCCCGGCATCTCAGATAGAAGCATTTATGGCTGAGCAACAGGGTAGCCTTCTTGATTTACAGACAAGTATGTTTTACACAGACCCTGTATCATTAAGAGTATACCACGGTCAAAAGGGTGAAGACGGTCAATTAGTTCAGGGCAGTATACGTGACGTGCTCACTATAAATAACAAACGAAACTCAGAGTTTGACAGAACTGATATACAGGGAGCTTTAGACCAATACACACCAGAGATTGCTAAGTATGAATTTATAGGCTCTGCCACAGGATTTAAGCTTCAAGACGCTACCAAAAGACCTGGCTTCCAAAAGTTTAAAACAGAAACAATAGACGCTATTGCTGGTAATGATAGAGCTATGGCGAGTATTCTTGTTGATAGCTCAGATGGAACTTATCAGCTAACAACAGATGCTTCTAAAAAAGGAGACGAAAACTTTATTGTTCTTGAATACGACGGCAACTCAATTATTCAGGCAAGCCTTACAGAAAAACAAAGACAGGCTGCAAAGGATGTTGTAGGCAATGCCTTTGACCAGAGAATCGAAAGAGGTATTGGAGAAACAGCCGAGACGAGAGTTAGGGCTGCTAAAGGAGCTGGTAAAGAAGAAGATGATGCTACGTTTAGACTTTATACCGATGCAGCAGCTGGAGATAGAGCTTCTCTAACATCCATAATAAACAGACCCGATAGCAATATATCTAATGTAGTTACGCCAACAAGAGAAGACGCAGCAACAAAACCCGAAGAGGCTAAGATTAGGGTCTTTGATAAAAACGGAAAAGAATACGAACAGATTGACTTCTATAGAAGAGATAGAAATGGAAACCTAATACAGCAAAGAAATGCTGAGGGTGAACTATTGGTAGATAGTCAGGGTAATCCTGTATACGTTGAGAAAACAAATCTTGAGATTGGTAAAGAGCTGATGAATATATCAGGAATAAAAATACCAACCATAGAGGATATTGAGGCTAAGTATTCTCCAAGACAAATAGGAGCTGGATTTGGTGAGTTACCTGAGCCACGGGTAACAAATTTTGATGACAAAACACTTATTGCAGGAGAAGTTCAGCCGAGTGCATCTGAAACTATTGACACTGCGTTTGA